GTTTGATACCGTTAAGGTGCTAACAGCAAAAGTCGAGGCGGTTCTGGAACCATTTAAGGTAAGAACCATCAGTAAAGGGGAGTCAGTCCCTTACTATCTAGCCAAGCGTATGCAGCTTGTTCTCCATGGTGCTATGAGGAAAATGAACTGTTTCCGACTCATCGGAAGACCTTTGGATCCACCTGATCTGATGGATCTGAAGCGACAAAGTGAGTTCTATCTTGACCCCGCTGAGAATCAGTGGATGTCGATAGACTACTCTGCCGCGACTGACGGTCTTTCCGCTGAACTTTCTGCGGGCATTATGAAGGAACTACTCGGGAATCTCTTTATTGAGAATCCGTTTCTTTACAACATGATGCTCTCGGTACTTGCCCCTCACAGGGTCGAGTATCCGAAGGTGGCAGGCATTCAATTGCCGCCTGTACTTCAACAGAATGGTCAGCTGATGGGTTCAGTTCTTTCCTTCCCAGTCCTATGTCTCGCTAATCTAGGTCTCTACCTTACCGTAAGGAAAAGGAGCCGCCCTTGGGCGCCCCTTAAGAACTTACTAGGTTCGGTATTGATCAACGGTGACGATATGCTCTACATTGGGTCTCAAGACGAGTGGGATCTCCACACAATTCTTGGAAAAAGAATTGGTCTTGAGATGTCTGCAGGGAAAGCCTATATTCATGAAAGGTACGCAAATGTCAATTCGACTTCGGTCGATATGGATCTTCGCAACCCGACTTCAACTCCAGTTGAAATCAAATTTCTAAATGTCGGCCTTCTCGTTGGACAGCATAAAGTCCTAGGAAAAGTGGGTTCCGATGACGAGATCTCAGAATCTCCGGTATCATCAGTCATAGACGAGGTGGTCCGGGGGAGCCTGCCTGGAAAGCAGGCCGACCTCTTCAAGCAGTACTGTTCGATGCATAGCAAAGAACTCTCGCGTGAATGTCGGGGAAGAAATCTCTTCATCCCTAAGGTCCTTGGGGGAATGGGTGTCCAGCCCATTCTTGGAATCGAGACTTATATCTCACCAGGTCAGCTTTACGTTGCAGAAAAGCTGATAGGAGACGAAGCCCTTTCGCCTCTAATTCGACCTCTCCCTGCCGGACATGAAGTCCGTCGCTCCTTATTCGAAACTGCCGATCCAATTCATCTTGCCCAAGAAGGCGAAGAAATTGAGAAGAAGGCACGTATCCAATTCGGACCGGTGCAGGATATGGTACAGTGGCCCTACTGGGGACTATACCGAGAGCTCGAACCTCGAGAGAACTACCAGAGGTGGTAGGGACGAGAAAGCACGGGGACGCGACCAGCTCATGTCGTTAAACTAAGTCGATCAGGCGAAGGAAGAGAATCCCTTCACTAGTGGGTCTTGTTGGCAGGTATTTCACCTGTGCCCAAAACGTTGGAAGATAGTCCTCTGATCAAGGATTAATCTCGCCCTAGGCAAGCGGGAGTCTACTATCGACTGTAAACACTTACGTGCTAAACAAAATGCCGAGAGACTGCACG